AGCGTCCAGGCAATCCAAGTCCAGAACCACGGCAGTCTTGGCCAGAGCCGAGGCGGTGCCGTACACGTTGAACAGCGGGTGCTCGATCAGCTCAAAAATGCCGCGAGCGGTGCGGATCTTCGTGACTTCCAAGCCCCAGCTGGTCAAGGCAACACCGGAACCGTCCTGCGAGATTTCCATGCTGGAGTTCTTGCGGACGATGTCAGTGATACCGCGCTTGGCAGTGCCACCACAGAAGACCTGGCGAATGTTGCCAGCTTTGGGGCCAGCCTTCACTTGCAGGGTCTTGTCCAGCGCAGCTTCCAGCGAAGTCCAAGTGGTACCGCCACCAGCATCAGCACCCAGCGCAGTGATGTTGCCACTGGCGTTGTTCTTGATGATGTTGAAGATGCCATCGGCGGTGTGAGTGGGCGTACCGTTCGTGACAGTCAGAGACTTCTGACCCCAGAACAGCATGCGCTCAGCAGCCAGCGCGTGGAAAGCAGCGCAGTCTTCGCGGGATTCCGCCACAGGACCCATGCCGGCGATGTCGCTGGTAGCTTCGCGCGTGCCAGTCACGCCCCACGAGTTACGCAGAATCTGCGTGTAGTTCGTGATGCGCTGAGCCAGCAGCGACACGGGAGCAGGACGCAGCGAACCTTCAGGGAACGCATTGCCAGCGTGCATCAGCGTGATCACGCGGGTGGAGTTGCCAGTGGCAGCGGGAATGCCAGAGACGCCAGCCGCCGGAGTGGTGTAACCGGAGATGCCAGGGTAGGTGCCACCAGCAACGGAGCGGCCGGTGTTGGCATCTGAGATGATGTTGGCGTTCTTGCCCACGCTGCGAGTCACCGTGATGGTGCCAGAGCCCAGATCGTTCACGGAAATGGCAGTCACCAGGAACAGCTCGTAGGTCTGATCGTCCACCAGCAGATCGTTCAGCACGATGTTGTTGGCGTTCGTGTTGCCCATCAGGGAGGCAACGTCGGCAGACACGGGCAGGATCAGCTGATCGCCGTTGACGGTGATGGAAACGCCGGAAGCCACTGTGACTTTCGGGAATGCCATCATCTTGGTGAAGTAGCCGTGCTCGAAGCTGGAGCAGGTTTTGTCCCGCAGCATCGAAGTCAGGCCGTACAGTGGAGCGCCGCCCATGGGCATCAGGCGAGTGATCGCAGCTGCGAAGCTCTTCGCCATCAGATCATAGGGCATCAGCTGGGTGGTCAACAGTTGAGTCGTCATGAGAATCTCCTAAAAGGATGAAAGGACCAAAAAGTTTACTGGCCTTGGCTAAAGTTCTGCTGTTGCTGCTGAGGAGCAGGCAAGCCGAAAGCTTCCGCCCAGTTGGGTTCCTGTGGGCCAGGATTTTGCGCAGTTTGCTGCGCTTGGTTTTTGGATGTCATTTGGGTGGACACGGTGTTGAACCAGTCCATGGCCATCTTGTTGACTTGCGCTGGTGTGAACGAGGGGTTGTTCTGCGCAATCGTCTGCTTGATGGCTGAGTACATCGGAGCAACGCTGGGGTTGTTCAGCACTTCATGTTCAGGATTATCAGTGCGAACTGCGTAATCGCGAATGCGGTCATCGAGTGTGCCACCGAAGCGATCCAACCCCGTCTTCACGCCACGATCCACAAACTGATGGCTGGCTTGCAGCGCCTGGTACGTGGACTCCCGGGCCACATGATTCAGCAGCTCAGGCAGCGCAGACATGTCGCCAGAAGAGATGCGCTGCATGATTTCTGGGTTCGCACTGCGTGTGAAATCCACCGCGCCCAGACCTTGACGAACGCGACCAGCATCCCACGGAGCCACATAACCATCGTAAGCTGGCGCGGCTGGAGCAGCTTGCGGATTCTGCTGCTGGTTCTGCTGCGAAACTTGCTGCTGAGCCTGAGCAGGGTTGTTGAACATCTGCTGGAACGGGGCGAACGGATCAGCTGGAGGCTGACCATTGGCAGGTGCGCCCTGCGGATTGCCCTGTGGGAACTGCGAGTTCTGCGGGCCCTGCTGCGATTGCTGGGTTGCAGTCTGCGGAGCTTGCGGCTGGGGAGCCGGCTGGCGCTGTTGCTGGGCTTGCTGTTGGGAGGTTGTGAAAGGATTCCAGGCCATGAGATTCTCCGTTAGGTTGTGGAGGTTGGATTAGAGCTTACGCTCCGGTTTGCGCTTCGTCTGACGCTGGTGCATCAGTTTCTGCTTCTGCTTGAGCCGTGACGATTTCGTCGATCAGCTCGCCCAGGACTTGCACTTTCGCAGAGATCCGGGCAATCTTGATGAGTTCTGCGGTCGTATCGACCTCACCATTTTCTGCCATCGCCAGCTGCGCTTGAATCGCAGCCTGTGCGTAGACGGATTGTTTCGACTTCAAATAGAACAGCATCATCGGAGAACCGAGCAGTGCTGCGCGCTCTTCTGTCGAATCCAAGATGAAATTAGTGAATGGGGAGAGGCTGTCAACTTGCATGATTATCCTTGTGCGGTGATTTGCTGTTGAGCGGACTGACTGGCAGCTTGCTGTGCAGCCTGCGCGTTCGCCATCCCTGCTTCATCCGTTGGGGCGACGTCGGGAGTTTGCGCATTCGTAGTCCGCTGCATCTGCTGCATGAACGCTGCTTGCCCTTGCGCATCACGCTTGAAGTCTCCGATCCAAGATGCACCCTGCAACTTGCACCAGTAGAGGAACAGGCCCATGACATCGTATTCCGCATTCACGGCGGGCATCCCCTGCGCGAACTGCATGAAGACTTGCATCACTTGCGTGTTCAACAGTTTCTCCGTAGGCAGCACACCGTCGGTCATACCGAATCGCAGAATCGTGCTGCGAAGTTTCACCGGGTCAATTTCCTGGAGAGTCCCCGTCTGCGAGTTCAGGATAGAGTCCTTCTGCTGGTACTGCAGGGTATTCGACTTCACAATCTCTTTCACTGGAGCCATGAACTGGCCCTCAATGCAGAGAGCTGCCAACTGATTCCGGGAGTTGCTCCCGTCCATCGTGGTTTCGAATTCCGCTTGCGTCTTGTTCCCCTTCTGGAACTGACCCCGAGCAACACGGTTCTGGCCCGCAGCTTCGTCTGCCATTCCGGCCAACTGCTGTGAGACTTGGATGCCCAGAGTTGCTTGAGGATCATCGTACGGAATCTTGAAGATCGCCTTACTGGGCTCGAAATTCATCGCCCCTGCATTCTTCACTGGAATCCGAGCCGTGGGATTCGCGGGATCAATGTGGCGCTTGTCAATGAATTGTGGATTGTAGAGAATCCGATCGTAGACTTTCCGCCGCTGCGATTCCAGTGTGATATTCCACATCGCAGATGCCATGTCTTGGAAGGGAACGCCATTGTCCAGCAGACTCTGCGTCTGATAGCCCAAACCATCCTCGTTCGGCTGCATGACAATGGTCGGCAGGAAGTCGTGCGCCTGAATCAGCTGTTCCGCATACACCACGAACTGCCAGTTGATGATCACCAGCTTGTAGATCACCGGAATATTCCCAGTTCCACCGAAATCTGCAGGGCAAGCGCGGCAGAACATTGTCGTCCTGATGTAGTTGTCCTTGTAGTTGATCCGCGGCTGCGAGAGATTCGTCTCCATGTTCAGCCAAGCCAGCCAGTTCACGCCGTCCTGCGACGGTTTGCGCAGATTCGCGTAATAGCGGTTCACGTCCGGGATGAAATACGACATCGCATCTCCCTGCGACGTGTGAACTGCAGAATAGGAAGACTCGTAAGCATCCCGCAGATGCGTGGTCTTCGCAGGATCGAGAGTTGTCACCCAGCGCTTCAACTGGATGCGAGAGATCAGCTCGTTGTAGCCGAAAAACTCCCCATCCGTGTGCAGATTGCAGGGAGCAACTAGTGGATCCACGAAACAGTTGTACGGATCCAGCGCTTTGATGCGATTCCCGCCGTAGCTCGCGCCTGTCAGTTCCACACCGCTGCGATTGTTCACGTCCTGCGAACTTGCGATGCCTGTGATGGGCACTTTCGCCCACTCCACCTCAGCCGGCCCGAAGTTATGCTTGAATCCATTGCGGAAAGTCTTGATCAGCTCGCGCGCCCAGCCAAAATGCTGTGACTGCTGTCCCAGGAGCACCTCGAACTGAGTCGCCACGTCTTGATCCGCCGCTTTCGCAGTCACGCCGAAGATCGGATAACTGGTCAAGAATACGCCAGCCTGATAGGCAGTGGCAGTTTCCACTTGCGGCATGACGATGGGAACGGTGACGTCCTGCACTTGTGTCAGATCGCCATTCATATTCGCCCGGACAGCGGCTAGTTGCTTCGCCGTCGTGTTCGTCTGCCGCATGTACGCGCGATCGCGGAACGTCAGAAGCTGCCGAAATTCCGCCAGATTCAATTGAGCTTTCTGCGCGCAACTTTGCGCGTACGCAAGCGCCTGCCGACGTTGTGGAATCGTCAGCGTGAGATTAGGTACGCCAGTTTGTTTCTTCGTTGCCATGTCGGCTCCAGTTAGAATGACATCTCAATTGCTTCCGATGCATCCGCGAACTCTCCATCCGCGCTGATCACCGTGCACATGAGATGAGGATACTTCTGCTCAACTTCTTCCGCGTAGCCAATGGGATCAATCAAGTCATCCTTGTTGTTAGTCTTCAGCGGATTCCACGTGGAATACTGGTCCAGCACCAGCGAGCGTACCTTATTATGGATGAGGACCTCACCCGCCAGGATGCGAGTAACCCCACGCTTGATTCGGCGATTCTTGGCCTGATTTCGCGGGGAGACTGGCTGGAACTCAAACCCAATAATTCCGTTTCGTTCGCAGTAGTCGTTGAACCAGAACAGCAGAGAGCTCTGATATGCTACATCTTCCACGCACACAAGCCGGCAGTTGTTATCCATTGCGATTCCGAGCGCCTTTTCGATGGTCTGCAGTGGCGAGAATACTCCCATTGTCACGTGTGTGAGGATAGACTTCCCATCCTTTACCTCGAAATAGTTGATCGTGCAGTCGTCTGAATCTTTCTTGTCGCTGCTGGGGTCGATGATGAGATAGTTTCCGTCCGCTGGGACGCTGTCGTAATAGTCCGGGCAGACTGGAATGTTCTCCAGTTTTACTCCGGAGGGCAGTTCGATCTCCGTGGAATTCAGAATCTCGCTGAGGAAGACATCCTCACAGCCCAGATCTTTGTCAGACTCCCACTCTTCCAGGAGTTCCTCGATCGGCTTGAGTTCTTCCCAGAGACTGCGGCCATCTTGCAGGATACCACCGACGATGAAACTGGTCCAATTCTTTGCGTCCTTCAGCTTCTGGAGAATGGCGTTCTGTGGATACATGTTGCCTACGAAGATGAACGTGCAACCCTTCTCGCTTTTCGCCTTCATGAGAGTACCAACCATCCAGGTCATCAGCTTCTTGGCAAGTTCCGGATTAACCGCATCTTCTTTCTTCTGGATGTCGTCCATCACCATGACGTCCGGACGGGAGTGGGAACGGTTGATACCGCGCACAGAACTCTCAGCACCGATACCTTGAATGATGATCGTGCGTCCGCGAAAGAAGAAGACCTTCTTATGCTTCTGATCTTCGCTGCAATTCTGCTCCCAACTTCCGAAGAGTTGCACGATGTTCGGGTGCGAGAGCATATCACATACGTCCGTGACGATGTTGATCGCCAGATCCTCCGCCGCACAGACAATGAGAATGAACCGCTTGTCAGAAAACAGGATGTACCAGAGGCACAGGAGTTTCATGAATGTTGTCTTCGCGAAACCACGCGGAATGCCCAGCGCATAATGCGCGAACCGCTTCTGCGAATTCACGAGAATGTTGAACAGCGTGATGTAGAAGGCCGGAAATGCGAACAGGAAATACTCCGGCATCGACAGCATGCCCAGGAAGTTCAGATCCTGCTGCGCAGCTTTCCGCGCCTCTTCGCTACTGAGATTGAACTGACCGGTACTCATGACACGTCCGAGATGTCCAGCTTATCCAGAGGAATGCGACGGCGTGGAGCCTTGCGGTCGATACTTGCGAGAGTTGCCTCTGCGCGATCTTTTCGCTCTTGCGAAATCACCTCAACTTTCGCGGCTGGTTCGCGCCCAAGGCGATCCTTCATAATCTGCTCCAATTGTCCTGGCCGCGCAGAGACCATGGTGCGTCCCTCAACTTCCACGATTTCCGATTGCGCGTTGGTCAGATAACTGACAGAGGCACTGACAGGGAGTGTGATGTTCACAGTCACGCCAGTCTCTTGCTTCGGGGCCTGCATCGTATCTCGCCGACGCTTCGCTGCGTTCAGAATCTTGAAAGCCATGAGACTCTCCTTCATGTTCGACATCTTCGCCCGACGCTCGATGTTGCTGAGGAACTGCTCTTCCACGCGATCAAGAGTTCCATCGAACTTCGTATGCTCTTCCGCAACTGCCGCGAGCCGGCTGCGAATCTCTTCCGCATTGTCAGGATCGCCTGCAATCTGCGCCACGTAACTCTCATCAACTCCGAGATTCCGGGCAACTTCCACTTGTTTCCAGCCCTGCCCGAGACGCTCGATGATGAGCTGCTCTGTGCGAGACTTCGGAGATTGATGAGCCTGAGGTTGCACCTGCGCTTGCGGTTGCGCGAGTGGGGCGAGATCCTGAGCTGGACTGGCTTGAATTGTTGCGTTCATGATTGCACCTTTGGCAGGTAATCCTTCAATTCCTGAATCTTACAGCTTTCCCCTAGTTCCTTCATACGAGTCGAAATTAAAAGTTTAGAAATTTGGTGGGGGAGCCTAATAGGAAATAGAACTCCGCGCGCCAAAAAAGGCCCACACCCCCCACTCGTTTTTCCAGTTGCGAATGAGAATGGTTCGTGTTTAGATTCGCGCTTCCGTTTGCGCGTGGGTGTGGAGTCGCAAGCAAGAGTCGTGCCCGATTCTGTCCGAATTCCCTAGTTGGCAGGAATTGTCAGGCAGTGACAAGAATTGTCAGGTGCAAGTGACGGGAATTGTCGCCCTGGTGCGCCCTGGTGCGAAGAATCAATGAGTTAGCGCAGGTTTCGGGCTGGCATGAAGTATGCTTCTTATTAGGTGTTCCCTTTCCCCCTGCTCTCCCTCCTCAACTTCAACTTCTCAAGGAATCTACCATGACCATCATGTCCACCACCACCACTGCCACCACTGCTGCTGCTCCCGGCTTCGCTCCCATCATGACGACTCTCGCCAGTGCGCAAGCCCTCGTTACTCCTGGACAATCCCTGCTGATCTCTGCCGGTCGTAAGAAGTCCGGCGATACGCCCTCATGGGAACGTCACGTCGTCATTCCCAGTTTCGCGCAATCTCTGGACTCTCTCGGCGAATGGTCTGCCATGGTGAATGCTGTTCTCGTTCGCGCATGTTCGCAAGCTCTGCTGGATTTCGTGGAACGGAACGGCGGTAGTTCTTGCCTGGCTGGTGAGTTTCCGCTTGATCTCGTGAGCGTTGATAATCTCCGCGCTGCTGTCCTGCTGGAGAGCACTGGAGGGATGGACCGGGCGCAGTTGGAGCGTGCATGGTTGGATTCTCGCACATGGGCCGGGATCATCGCCAAAGAGAGTTATCAGCGCGACTCTCGTGCACGCGCGATGGCGGAACTCTTCAAAGAGCGAGTTCTTGCGCTGGCCGGACGTTCTACGGATTCGATTACAGACAATGATCTCTGTGTGATTCTGGCGAAACTCGCAGACGAGGATCTGAACGCGCCGGTCGGTTTGTTCATTTGCAAGCGAGTTGCGCAGATCAGGAAAAATCGAGAAGTTGCGCCGCAAGAACTGGACATTGACGCATTCTGATAAGTTCTAGTTTCCCAGTTTCCAGCCTTAACTAATCGCTCGCAGGTCTTCGGACTTGCGGGCGTTTTGCTTTTCTCTCTCTCTCTGTTCGGTCTGATCCTGGCGATTCTCGATTCTCGTCAGCTCGTCAACTTGCGACATTGCATCAACTTCTGCTGGTTTCGTGCAATGTCGTAATGTGACGATGTATCACTGTGACACTGGGGGCCTCCCCCTCCCCCTCTGACCCCCTCATTCCTGCTAGTTTCCATTCCGTTCCGACTCTTCTATCTTCTGCTGTCTGTCTCGGTCTTGGTGTATGGGGTGTTTTAGTTTTGTTTGTTTTATTCTTTTTTGAATATACCCCCCTATATCCTCCTCCCACAGGAAGCGAGATAAGAAGCGAGAAGCGAGAAGCGAGAAACTAGCGAAAGCGAGAGGATATAGGGGGACAAGGAAAGCCCCCCGATGTCACACTGTCACACTGTCACATTAGGGGAAGTGATAGAACTAGCAGATCTTCATGACCCCCAACCAACTGGGAGGAAATCGTCGCCAGCTTCTTCTCTCTTTCTCGCAACTCTCGCAACTCTGGCGATTGGCTGGCGATTAGCTCGCAACTCTCGCAACTTTCGCAACTGTTCTATCTCAACCAACTTTGGAGAACATCTCATGGATGACTTCGGAAATCTCTATCAAACAGAAGACTGGTTCATGAACTGCCAACAATACGTCTATTCCATGTGCATCCACGGGATGATGGATGATGAAGCGATGGACATTTGGATCTTCGGCGAGTTTGACTACTGCCACGCGGAAATCTGAGTTCCAGATCCTCCAGAGATATTCCACTCTGCCCCCTTGACAAGAGGGAGCGATTGGCGTATCCTGGTCACTCAAGTTCGTAAAGCGTGGCTCCCATCTAGTGCTAGCACTTCCAAGTGCGCGCAGATGGGAGCTATTTTCTTTTCTTCTTTACCTGAATCATTCTCAATCTCCCTCAACAATCTGGAGAACTTCCCATGCCTGAAATCCTCATCATCCCTTCGCGTGCAACTCGCGCATCCTACCCGCTCCATCTTCGCATTGTCTGTGCGATTGTCTCCCGTCTAGCAGATCTGCAAGTGAGTCTGCAACATGCGCACACCGCGCGACTGGTGCGGAACTTTCCTGCTAGATACCCGGCGATTGAAACTCTCGCAGCTTCTGCACAGTTGCAGCAGGAGCAGTTGCAGAACATCGCAGCTCGGCAGGGCTGTGGCGCGAACTGTTCGGCGAATGTCGGCACTCCCTCCAGCATGACGCAAGAAGAAGAAGACTTCCAGAGAATGCGAGCAGAAGTTGCGCAGCAGTTGGAAGATGCACTGAATTCACAAACTCCCAGGAACTAATCTTCCGTGAGCATCAGATTCCCTAGCATGAGGAACTTGAGGAAGTGGTGCTCATCAAGATTAGTTTCTAGTCTGAACTGATCATTCCCTCTAACTCTCTAACTCTCGGAGTTTCTATGTCAAGCCATCCCCGCTCATCCTCGGCGCCGTCCGCGCCCTCCGTCTCAATCTCTGCAACTTCCAAACGAACGACAGACCGTCAAGTTCAGGGAGCTTTGCAACTCCTGCGAACTGGCGCGGCAGATTCGGTCGTGCTGGATCTCACAGAATACGCGCTGGAAACCGCCGGGCAAGTTCGACCGAATCCAGACGGATGTGAATTGGAACTCATCCGCGTGATTCACCACGGATCTACTTGCGCACAATCCACACGCTGGGACAATGCTGCACAGGCGTTCCTCCAACTGCTCGCGCACATCGACGAATGCCCGCGATACTCTCAAGAAGAGAAAGCCGCACACAAACTCTGCACTCGACTTCTCGCAACTTTCGTGCTGAATCTGCACGGACAGAATCGGATGTTCGCTGGCCGTTCGCATCGGGAGATTTATTCTGAGGAGTCTGCAAAATGATCGACAACTCACAATCTTCCCTCTTCCCAGAACTTCCGAGACTTCCCGCACTTCTGGAACCTCCTGCACCGTCGAGCATAAAGCAGGCTGTCCGCTGCGCAATTTCCGGAGTCTCCCTAGGAATCCTGGAAGTCACAATCGTGGAAGGTGCGGCGCCAGTCGTCCAGAACTTCGGGGTGCTGCAGATTGTCCATCCATTCTTCATGGCCAGCGACTATAATCTCATGAAGAAATTGCAGGAGTCTATAGACTGGTGCAATTCTCATGAATGGGAAGTTGACGCTCACCAGATGGAGCGTTTGCAGATCCTCATGGTGGCAATTCTCGACCGACTGGGCGCGCTGAAATCTGAAACTCCTGGACTTCCTGGAATTGTGGCAACTGTCGGATCAATCCAGCGTCTCGGCCATCTTGCAAACTGGTGGCTCCACCACACAACAAGGCGAATTCAATTTCCGATCTTCTCTGTCTCTCGCAGGAATGACAATCTCGACTGGAAAAACTTCAAGTCCTGGTTAGACTCTGCGTTTGAAATCCGCGCGATGTGGGACAAGCGGAAATCCGAAATCGAATACGAAGCAGAACTTCGTGCTCGTGAACTGGCTTCTCGGGAAGTTCGTTCGGATTCTGTCCGCCGTGCAGATCTCCGGAAAATCTGGAACTGGATCGAACTGCAACTGCAAGGAAACATCCACCCCGGACAAATCCAGACGATGAAAGCGATCTTCTTCACTGCCGACATGGCGCCAGAAGAATGGCTCCCAGACGATATCGACGATCTCTCGGAAGCGATTCACGAGCACGTGGACACGGGGAACGAGATTTCGCACTACATCACGACGCGGATCAACAATCTCTATGCTGCGATTCGCGGATTCTACGAAGGATTTACGATCGTCAACCGGGCAGCAAGTTCTGTAACTTCCGGGGATCCGACGCCGAAGGAACTTGCGGCGGAGTCTGAGTTCTTTCAGCAGTTCGATGATCAAGTGGCGAACATGACCATCCTCCCGGCTGCTCCAGTTCCAGGCGACTATCCAACTCTCGCCAAGTTCCTGAAAGCTGAAGCGCAGCATCGCCTGCTCGCTGCTCGCTGGAAACTCCACCAATCTCGGAAAGGTTCTGCATCATGACCAGCACTATCAAGTCTCAAACTCCCCGGCTCTTCTCTCTTGCTTCTGATCCTGCCCAGACTCAGCTGGCGTACAAGCTGAAGTTCTACCCGAAACAGAAACTCAACGAGTTCGAGTCAGAGTTCATCAAGTCTAACTTCTGGACGAAGATGACGAAGGCGGAACTGGTCGCCAGCTGCACGGAAGATCTGACGCACATCGTCGGAAGTTCCGGACTGGTGAAAGGCGGAAACTTCCAAATCAATTGGGCGTATGGCAACATCCCCACGGAAACCGAATGGAATCGCAAAGATCCCGACGCAACAATCTGGGTCGAGTTTCGTGTCTCTTCATTCGGAGTTCACGCGATCATTTCGTTCAATCGAATCCATCCTCTTTAACTTCTTAGGACTACCATTATGGCCCTCTCTCAAATCGAACGCGATGAATTGATCGCAAAAGCCCGCGCTGCTGCCGCTGCTTACCGTGACGCGAAAGCTGCGAAACTTTCCGCAGGCTCTCAACTTTCCAGCTCTGCGCAACTCCGCCTGGATCTGGAAAATGCTGCGCCGAAGCAAACCACCGTGCAGATGGCAACATCGGCAACAATCGCCGGGGCAAACTTCAAGCCCGTAGTTGCCGGGATGCAATACAACGAAGCACAAAGATCTGCAATTGATCTGGCGATCAAGGGGCGCGGATTCTGCCTCGTCGGTGCAGCCGGTACTGGTAAGACCACGACCACGAAGGAAGTTATCTCACAGCTTGTTCGTCTCCCTCACGTTCAGCCCTTCCCAAAATCCACGGAATATATCCGGCAGGGAACTCCCGGCATTCTCGTCTGTTCGTTCACGAACAAAGCAGTGAACAACATCAAGAAGCAACTTCCAGATGAACTGAAGCAGCACTGCATGACGTTCCACAAACTCCTGGAATATGCGCCGATCCGTGACGCTGCTGGAAAGATCTGCGGATTCGCTCCAACTTATAACAAGGAGAAGCGTCTCCCCTGGATCTCTGTCCTCATCACGGAAGAATCTTCCATGGTAGGAACTGATCTCTTCCAAGAAGTTCTCGATGCGCTGCCTGACGGTTGCCATCCGCAGATGATTTTTCTCGGAGACTTGAACCAACTCCCGCCAGTCTTCGGCTATTCGATCCTCGGCTTCAAACTCCTGGAACTTCCAGTTGTCGAACTGACCGAAGTCTACCGCCAGGCTCTCGCGTCTCCGATCATCACACTTGCACACCGAGTTCGCGAAGGTCGCGGATTTCCTGCAGACTGGGAGTTCAATGATCGCAAACAGTGTGTCGTGGATTGTGGAGAGAACGGGATTGTGAAACTCTACGGATGGAACAAGCGCGTGCAAGTTCTCGGCGCCACGAAAACCATGGGCCACCAGTTCTGCCTGATGATCGAGAAAGGAGAATATGATCCTGCAGAAGACATCATCCTCTGCCCACAGAATGTGAACTTCGGTCAGATCGAACTGAACAAGATCATCGCAGACTAT